AGTGTCTTTAGAAATCACCACCAACGTCGCGTCCGCTGGAACTGCAATTGTGCTCGCGATTGCATATCCAGTACTTGAAACCGTCGAGCCTACCGCCGTGGTGGTTGATGGATGATACGAAACATCGATATTACAAGAGTTTGTGCCATCGACGTTCGCGGCAGTTAGAGCATTAATTTTGTATACTTTACCACTGCTTGCCGGATTAAGCACTAAGCTCGTCAAATTCGTATCTGCTAAAGCATCATAGAATGTTTTGCCAGTAATAGTGGCGACATTGACAATATTGGGCGCTGACATGAGTTTCTCCTATTAGCCGAATACTATGGCGGCGGCGATTGCCTTGCCCATTGAGATACCGGAGGACGTGCTGGCGATCGTGATCGCACTTGCGCCGTTGGTGACGCTAATTCCCGCACCAGCGGTGATAGTCGCTTTCGCGAGCGTGTTTCCGGTGGTGTTGCCGACAAGAATCTGTCCATTGGTATAAGAGCCTTGACCGGTGCCGCCATTAGCAACAGCCAGATCCGTCCCAGACCAATTGGCATTGTTAATCGTGCTGGCAGTGGCAAGCGACCCGAGGCCCAGGCTAGTCCTGGCCGTTGCCCCGCTCTCTGCCACCCACCCGGAAGCAGACCCGACTATAAAATTTGAGTCCGAGCTAGAGATGCCCGCAAGCGCTGTCAGATCGGCGTCATAGGCTTGCACGTTTGAGCCGATGGCAAGGCCGAGGTTACTGCGAGAGGTCGAGGCCGACGCGACATCGGAAAGATTGCTCGCCGCGACTAGAAACCCGCCACCGCCAGAAAACGTCAGAGAATTTATGGTCGTGGTTCCGGTGATCGTAAGGTCGCCGTTTACCTTAGCCGCCGTCGTGGATAGTTGAAGCGACGAATTCGTTCCCAGGCCGCTGGAGACGTATCTCAGGGTGCCATCGATGCCGCTGTTGCCGTTGGAGACTTGAGTCAGGTCGCCGTAGGTTGATTTGATTGTTTTCCCGGTTAAAGCCGCCATATCACTGCCCCCATATTGTGGCGGAACCTGACCACGTCACATCCACGTCGGTCGCCATGTAAGCTCTGCCGGTCCTTGTGCGACCGCCGAACGCAAGATTGGCCGAAGCGCCATCCCGGCCCATGTCCATCTTTAACGTCCGCTCGTACTCAGCCTGGGCGCCCTGGAAAGGCAAGCCTTTGGATTGCAGAAACCGCCAGACGATCCCCGCCGTCATCGTGTCCTCGGATAGGCGCCCAACATCAGTGTCCGCCGCCCAGGCGGCTTGCAAGGTGCCGCCGGAACTCTTGCAGAATGACGTAGAGACGTATTCGTAAGCGATCGTATCGGTCGCATCCGGCGTCGGATAAATCAAAATCTCGTCGCCTCGAATACGCCAGAATTTGGTGGTCGCCGAGCCGATATCTTCGGCTTGCAAACCCTGCCACTGTTGCGGCGTGATCGGGCCGGTCATCGCCCGCCGTTCTGTCCGATCGAACCAAACCATGTTGAGGGCATAGCGAAAGTCGGACGGGAAAGCGTAATTGTTCTGAGACGCCGTCAGCGCCTGGGTTTTTTCATTGATCAGGACTTGCCATTCATGGCGGCGGCTCAACTCACGCCCCTCTTTTTGAGCGATAGCCAGCATCTGAACCGCGGTTGGGTTGTTGTTGCCGACGATAGTCGCCAACGACTCAAAGTCGCCGACCTCGCCGATCGCTTGCTGAATCATGGTCAAAAGGGACATCTGTGTCGTACCTTACAGTTTCCGACGCTTGGTCTTACGTTTCTTGCCGTACATTGGATTCTCCCTGGCAGCAGTCGCCGTCAGCCACGCACTTGCAGTCCGCGCACTGATAGTGACCGTGGACGTAAATTTTGGGTTTGTCGCAACCGCAGGTCATGCAGATAGGGGAGCCCGAAGGCTCCCCCTCCGCAACGGCGATACTAGAGGCCATCGGTAACAAATGGCCGCTGCATTTCAACATCCGCGAGCCCCGTAGCAATCCCGGAAGCCCCTTTCATACCGGTGATGTAGTCACCGGCCACAATAGCATCATCGATGCTACCAGCGGTTGAAGTCAGGTAGCAGTTTGCGTTATCCGCGAACGAAGCAAGCACCTTGGCGCTTCCTTTGCCCGAGATTTGGAAAAACGCATAGGTCGAAGCCACAGAGATACTCATAGCCACGGCAATCGGGCCGATGGCATTCGCTGCGGCGAGCGTGGTGCTGTAATCGTCAGCATTGTAAACGACCACCGAACCGACAACAGTCGACGCAACGCCCTGCAAATAGATAAATTCTGCCGAGCCTAGCGCGGCGGTCGAATTATCAACCGCCGTAATGATCGTACCGAGTGGTAGCTTCTGAGTGCTCTCAAATTCGTCGATCGCTTGATCGATCACATGAGACACCCCTTGGGGTACAAAGTTAGCCATGGTGTGTTTGTGATCCTTTCAATTAAGCGCAAACGACGCCTTGAAGTGAAGCATTGGAGCAGCAAATATTACCGGCCCACACGACAGGAATTACGGACGAGTCCTGATTGAAACCGTTCCGAGTCTCAAGTGGGACAAAGTCGCGGTCAGGATGATACCTCAACTTGATGTAATCAGTGTTCAGGAAATACATCCTGGTAGCGCCACAATTGCTATCGAAAAACACATCCGAGTCCAAATACTTCAGGGAGGTGAACCCAGCCGATCCGTTGCTATCACTGGTGATGCGCTGAATCGATTGGAGGGATTCCCAATAGTATTTGTAGTAGGTCGACCCGGCGACAATCATGTCGGTCGAGTCGGCGTTCCGAACGCAATCCAGGTACAATGTATTCATCGCGGTCTGGATAGTGGTGGACGCCGCCGTGATTCCTTCAGCGGAGAAATCGTAGTTTTGATTCCGCCAAAAAGTGCCGGCCGTAGTAGCTCGGTTGATGCCGCCATAGGTTCCCGTCGTGGGATCGTCGGCAACAGCAAGCTGCAACCCGTCAAGGTCGGTGGAGGCACTGCCCGCCGAATAAAGCTGAGAAGCCAGCTTATTCTGAAGGGACTTCTCCAGGACCGAAATCCGGGATTCCAACAAGTCCAAGACGCGCTCAGAGCCGGAGTTTTGCACTTCTTCCAGACCCGAAATCGTCACGGTGCCAGCAAGCTGCTTCCAATCGAAAACGGCACTGGTTAGGACATCCTGTGGAGTCGTATCAATAACGTCGTAGTTAGAGTACATCTCGACAGTACCATTCTCGGCATACTCAAGCTCTTGAATGATGTCGCGACCGCTAGCAGGTTTGCGGTTTCCCGCCTTATTAATGCGCGCAAGAAGCGCATTGTTGTTGGTTACGTTGTCGCTCAGAGTCTTTGAACGATCTCGAAGCGTAGTCGTAACAATTTCACTTAGGCTAGGATTAGCCATGATTTAGCTTCCTTTTTACTGGGAAGCAGCCATCGCCTTTTGAAGAGTTTCGCGCAAGGACATTGAACGGTTTGGCTCCACGGGCGCCGTCTCGGATTTCACCTCGCGTCCAGCCCTCTTCGCGCGCTTAACACGGCGGGTCTGATCGGCGGTCCTTTGCTCCTTTGAGGAGTTAAGAACCTTTTCCCGGACTTCGGGAACCATCCAGATCGCCTTGTCATAAGCGTCTTGAAGCGAGGCTGCTTGACGAGATTGAAGCAAGCCAGTCATCTCGGACATTACAGTCTCCATGTGGGGGTGGGCCAACTCACCGTCGGCCGTCTTTTCCTCATGGAAGCCCTGGACTTGTCCAAGAAACTCCGTGTGGCGTTCACTATTCTGCTGTTCTCGCAGCGAGGCCAAGTAGCTCTCTTGCTGGTTAAGGCGTTGCTGCAATTGTTTGACTTGAGGGTCGACCCATTCGTCTAGGTCTTCCTCGTTGACAGCCGGGTCGCTCAATTGGCTAGGGTCGACACCCGCTGATTTCGCAAGCCACCGCAACGCTTCCACCGGCTGTGTTTGCAGAAACTTTTGCGCCTGAAGCAACTGCGCGACGGCAGCGGCTTCATCAACG